TTAAAAATATGATCACTGATAGCTTCTTTGGTCTCAATAGGATGCTCGGTAATAGTAGAGCTTAAAGTAATTACTTCGGTAAGCGATGCGTCTAATACTAAATCACCGATCTTTGTCTTGTTATTATTACCAAAGAATAATGATTCTACGCCTCCAAAAAGATTTGATGCTCTAAATAGAGATGTAATAATTGATGCCATCTATGTCAGTACGCTCCAATTGCTGCTAGTGTTTTTTCTGTTTCAAACTCCTGATGTTTTTCAAGTTCTCTTTTTACTAAATCAGTTATTACCTTAGCCTGCTCGGCGGAAGTCCCGACTGGAACAGTTATATTCATATTAAACGAGTTTTTCTGCGTAATGTTATTATGATGTTTTTTTAAATTGGTACTGTGCATTATACTAGGGGAAGTAGCTAGCTCCTCGGGAGAATAAGACGGCATACTAAATACTTTTGCCCCTAAAGGGGGATGTCCCGCTGGCAAGTCCATATTTTTTATTCTTTTTTCAATATCAAAAAAATCTTTTATATTGTCCTTAAGTTCTACGCCGAGTTTCCAAGTTTTATTTGGAAGAGATAACAGGCCATCTTTTGCTTTTATTATCCATTCCCACATGAACTTCAATGCTTCTACTACTTCGTTAATTCGGTCTTTACAAAACTCCCAAGCATCGCTTTTTAAAAATCTGTTAATCAAACTATCGCCGCCTTCAATGGTGACATAAATCTCATCTATAAGCAGGACTAACACAGCAATAATGGCAGTAATAACTAATGTTAAAGGATTTGCTAATATTGCTACCGCAAATGCTCTAAAAGCGAGTACTGCCGTCCAAATGCTACTTGCAACTCCAGCAAACCAAACAGCTAATCCGATACCTATAACAGCAGTAATTAAGTATTTCCAGCCAACAGTAGCAGAGACAAGCATATCAAATATACCGATAATACGACTGATTATTGGCACAAGTAGTTTAAATACATCTGTGACAGTTTCTATGGCTTTTTTTAGTTTTCCACCTATTAAATCCTTATTTACAATCATCCATTGCTTAAATGATAATACTACCTCATTAACGGCAGGTAACATATCAATTACAAAAGAATTGCGTATTTCCCGAGTTATGGCAGCAGTAGTTTTTAGGCTTGCATTAAATTTATCAACTTCAGCAATTTGCTTAGGAGTAAAAGTAGAGCCGTTTTCATTCTCTCCTTTCTTATAACTATCAACATCTTTTAGAGTAGACCTTAAGCCAAGACCAAATCCTCCCATGATTGCCGCTCCTGCTATCGCTACCTTGCGAGAGGCGGCAATCATACCAGACCGCCAGCTTGCGAAGCGATTTCTAGCCTCTAGCCTCTGCTCTTCCCTTAGCTGCCGTTGTCTTTCTAAAGATTTCTGTTTTTCTGCTTTTTGTTCTTCTCTTAATTGTAGTCGCTTTGCTCTTTGTTCTTCTTTTATTTGTTGTTGCTTCTCTAAATGTTTTTGTTTTTCTGCTTGTTTGACTTCCTTAATTGCCTCCTTTTCTAGCTGTTTTAGTGATTTGAGTTCATCCTTATTCATTAGCCAAGTTACATCATCAGTGTCATCTCGCAAAAATTCAGCATGTTTTGAGGCTATTTCCTGCTTAAAGTTAGCTATTTTCCTTTGGGCATCACCTATTATTTTAGGCATTTCTAAACCCGTCATCTTGTTTTTGACATCATCTACCACCCGTGAGACCTTATTTAAATTGCTCTCGTCAATATCAAAACCCAGTCTTATCAGTAATTCTCTAGCTATCATTTTTGTATTTTTTTGTATGCTTCGGCTTCTACGCAAGCCTTCATATCAAGAAGGGCATTTGCTTTCATAATATCATCAAGAGACATTATACTACATACTTCCGTATAAGTTACTAACCCCTCCAGTATTGGACGCCAAATGATTAATTCTTCTGCTAAATCTTGATCTAATCGCTCAAAGAAGTTGGAGCTTGGACATCCGCTGTCGTTTCTACCTTCTTGCTTATCTGCTCGTCGGTATCTTTTTTTTTATCTTTAAATAGATCAAAGAACTCACTAAAATTGCATTCTAAAACAAATTGCAGAGCCCCAATTAATTCCAGATAATTATTCTGGTATATTCTATCAAAACTACCTCTATTAATAACCTGTTCGTCTCTAATGGTATTTGCAAGTAATTCAAGAATAAAATCGCCATCTTCATCTATCGCAATTAGTTCATCGATAACTTTTGAAAAGTTGATTTCATTATCTAGCAAGCGAGAACTATCAGATGGTACAATTCCACCAAATGCTGTGCTAAATAGCTTGGCAATTTTCCTAGCAATCTTATATCCCTTCATCGCAGGAAATAAAGTACAGTCGTATCTATGTCCTGCTACGATTTTATTTCTTGTTTCTATCACTATTTAACCCCTCCGACAAAGTTGCTAGGATTAATGCAAATAATTGTCCATTCTCTATTCTTGTTATCATTACCGAACTCAACAGTGGCCTGTTTCTCAACATAAGCATTAACGCTCGTAAATAATGTAGTACCAGAGTTATCTTTAATCATAAAATTAAAAACTCCAGCATTACTTTTACGATCGGCTTCTAAAAATGAACTTAAGACATCGTTTGAAGGTGAGCTTTGAGTTAGTGTTAGAGTTACTTTAGCTATATTCTTGTTCTGCCTGAATCTTGTAACATCGCCGTGAACATCTGAAGTAATACCATATTTAGCATCTTCAGTATCTACCGCTAGCATACTATCTTCTGCAAACCCTTGAATTGCACTAACTCCTACTATCACGCCAATTTGATTGGGGTCAAAAACTTTTATTGCCATATTTAGTACCTTATTAAACTGTTAATATTCCTGAAATACCGATTTTATGTATTGCTCCAGCTAGCCTTGCTTCAAATTTAACATCAGGTAAAGTCCTGTTGGTTCTATTACTAACTAGTACATCTCTAACATCGGGTACGGATACTTTGATACTATCTCTATCAAGAATTGATTTATCAGCTGCATCATTTAAAGTGTTTCTTACGATGCTTTCAACAATACCGATACCTTGGTTGGTAAAAGGTATTTTATCGGATGTAACAAGTGCATTAGCAAGGGATAGCTTCATCTGAGAAGTAATCCAGTCTATACCGATCATGATATCGATATACTCACCTTGAGCCGTAATACCATCTAGCATTATATCCCTGCCGCCGAAGTTGACGTAATAATTTCCTTTATTAGTAGATATTACTGCTCTCTGCGTGGAGCTAAGATTATCAGCTACGACATTTGTTAAAGTTTTATAAGCCCAGGTACTACTCCCTGCATTTTTAGTTAGCATTAAACCAAACCACGCAGCTTCAGGATAGGAAGTATTTGCTCCTGTATTAAAAATGGTAAATGTTCTATCGTAATTTTTAGCTTTTAGTTTGTAGATGATATGAGATTGATCATCTTGTACATAAGTTTTTACATCGCTGGAAGAAGTGCCGAATATTCTGTAATTATCGGCTTGGACTAGAGCTGCAATTGCTAGTACGTCAACTGAATCAACACTGGTAATCATCACGCCATAAAAATTACTCTTCTTAAGAAGAATTTTAGGATAAGCTTGCTCAAATGTTTCATCTTTAAATACTTGACCTATTAATAACTTGGTTGGCCTGATTTCCTGACCAAAATACAGCGATGCTGCCTTGTATTCTTTAGTATCAGTAGCAAAATCGCCAGTAACCTCTAGCAAGCTTCCATATTCTTTAACACGTATAGTCTCATCTGCTACTACATTTGCAGTTTTTTTTGCACTTCCTATTACCAAAAGAGTATCAAGTGAAATAGGTTCAAGACCCATAGTCGCTCTTGTGATATTTATTTTTACATATTCATCTATTAAAGCCATTTAAATACCTACCTTTACTGTATATTGTTTATTTGATATGCCGTCATTAAAAACCACTTTTTCAATTATACCGACATTATCCTCTATCGTCTTATTAAAAGCGATTTCCAGCTCTAGAATAGCCTTGCTTTCCATTTGTTCATTAAGCATTACAGGTAGAGCTGAAACGTTTTTGATTACCCTATGGAGTGCTAATTCTCCTTTAAATACGCTATTTTGTAGCTCGGTATTAAAAGCACTATACAAGCTACCTAGTAAGTCCTCTGCTTCATGTAAAACATCGCTAAAAGCAATAAAACTAGCCGTCGTAACCATAGATGTCGTGATTTTCTGATATCCGCTCGCATCTGTTGCTCTAACAATCGGAGTACCAACGTTTTTAAAATTAGCTAAGGATATTGTAACAAAAGGTTTTTTAGGCCTTGGGCTACTCTGATTGGCAAATATTATTTTTTCTACAGGTAGCAGAGGTATTGCCTGGGCGGTAAAAGCATGCATGTTACTATATAGCTGACTAATTAGCATCGACATTCTCCCTTACTACCAAAACCTCATAATGAGCGGTCGGATATTTTAAATTCTGATGAGCCGTAACTCTTATTACCTGATATCTTTCCCCTTCAATCATAACTACATCTGGTTTGCTTTTATTTACTTTTGAGGTTTCTAGTTTCGTATTAGTAAATAAAGTATAACTCTCTTTGGTGCGTTCCCCTTCAGGTAGTGTTTGCATTATTTCGGCATCCGTAGCCTGAACGCTGGCTTTAATTGTAAAAGAAGTATCTGCTCCGTCTTGCCATAAACCGTTAGCATATTGACCTTCACCTATTCTTAAAGCAGTTAAATCTCTTCTAAAAACATCAAACATTTAATTTTCTATTTTATAATGAATAGAGCCTCGCATTTCGCCAGTATCAATAAGAGTTTTACTACTACCTTTTCTTTTAATTGTAGCTGGTGAATTTGGCGGCGGCATATTAGAGGAAATCTTCTCTTTTATGTCTCCGACAATTTTTTCACCAAGAAGTCCCAAATATTGATTTACGTCCACTTCTTCAGTAAGTAACCTATCTACAATTTTATCTATACTTTTCCCCCATTCCTGATTTTTCTCATCCGAAGTACTACGTATAAATGAACGCTCCGGAATATTACTTGTTCCATATTCATTAGCTAAAGCACGATTTACTATAAGCTCACCGTTTTTACCTTTTCCGCTATCTGCAAAAATACCTACTTTTAAAACTTTACCTTTAAAATTCTTTATCGCTTTTTTAAATTGTTTTAATCCAGTATCCTTATCAACTATACGAACCATTATAAGCAACTTCTAGTAATCGGGGCGATCGTAACGCTTTTTAATAAAGCCATGTATTTGCCGCCGTAACTGGATAAATCGTATTCAGAATTAATATTTGTGTTTACAGCATAATTAATATTTAATTTTCCTTCTGATACGGAAGTTACAGCTCCACCAGCTCCCTTTCTTTTTAACGATAGATCAATATTATGAGCGGCTAAATACACGATTAAATTATCTCTTATCGGCACTCTTATATTTTGCGATATTAATTCATCTGCCATGGCTAAATGATCATTTATAACATCATCGCCGATGTCTTTAAACTCATCGGCAATTCTTTTAAAACGGAGCAATAAATCCATACTCATAAGCAGCAGGTTATTTCGCTGCTCTTATAGCAATCGCATTCGGTTGTCTTACAACCAAACCACCATGTCTTGATACGCAATAAGAAATATACTCCAGTCCTACGGCTTGTAACGGCTTTGCTTCAAAAGGTTCTGCCATTACATGCTCTATAAAATCCCGATCGTTATTCATGATAACAAAACCATCTTTAGTACCACCGCTAGTTACTGCTTTAGGCGTAGTATCAAAAGCTTTTGTTAATTCTGGAGCAACAACGATTTTTATACTTTGGGCAGTTTCAAATTGGGTTTTTACAGTAATTCCATTGTAAGTATTAAATATCAGAGTATTAATAATATTATACATACCTGGTGAAATTAACATTATGTTAGGATATATTAAATTATTACTGTTCGTTAAAATACTATTATAAGCATCTGTTAAATCCTTATATACATCGGTAGCAGCAACAGTAGACAAAGACCAGTCGGCTACAGTTTTTGTCGGAGCAGCGACATAAGGATTATTAAATAATCCAGATAACCCAAGTTCTTTATAGCCAAAAAAACAGGTAGTATTCATAAGTTCAAAATTTGAACGCATGGCCTGTCTCTTAAGAGTTCCTACTACATCCCTTCTTAAAGCTGAGGATGCTAGAATATCCCCGTCACTAAAAGCCAAAGCACAAGCAACATCTGCTATGACGGATGAATATTGTTTACCGCCAGTGCCAACAAAAGGTACATCAGTATTTTTACCATTCTTAACTGCCGCATATTTTGATTTACCAAAACCTTCAAACATTGCGTAAGTATATATTGTCTGGTATTTATCCACTTCTTTTTCATGAAACACGGAAAAAGCAGTTAACGGACTTCTTAAAATATCGTATTGTTTTGGATCAAAGGCCGTTAATTCATTTGTAAAGAACATCAGCTCATTAGCATCCACCCTACGATTAGACCCTAAAAAGTTACTATTTGATCTAAAAACAGGTACATTTTCCATAAAAACCTCTTATAATTTATTTATTTGAATGACAGCTAAGTTATTTGCCGTTGGAACGCTAAAAAATGTTCCTATTGAAATAAAAGCTTCACTTCCAGACGTTGGATCGCTATCTGCGGCTCTAATAGTACCGATTAAAGAGGCGGTAGCAGATGCCGTCTGATACCAGGCTTGAGTTTTTCCAACTGTACTTTGACTTACCGTAGCACCTACTTGAATCACTACTCTTCCAACTTTTACAACTGGCACCATTGACCCGATAGGATAAGTATGAGTATTGTTTGAAGTAACATTTACTACCTGACCAGTTGTAGTATCGGTAGATAATACCCCACCAGCTACAGCAAAATTACTTTCTATCGCTATACCCCAAAGAGTACCGCCAGCAACTAAAGCTTTGACCTGTTTTGTAGGGTCTGTTCCAAGTTGAACGGGTTGACCAAAACTAATAGCTGTTTCAGCAGCATAAGAATCCACTTGCGTTAGTGAAGTATCTAATATTTGTCCTAAAAAATAAGGTTTAGATGTTAAAGCATTTGAAAAACTTGTTTGCATATTATGATACCTTTTTTTCTTTTAATTGTTTAAATATTCCGTCTCTCATACTGTTATTAATGGATACGTCACAATTTTGCTGTAGAACTCCAAAAACTCCTTTTGTATCAACATTAGATACTTTTAAACTAGTACCTACAAAAGTCTCAAACATACCTTTGATATATTCATCCGATTTACCGGTAAAATCTATTGCATCGGTTCTGTTTGCATTCATGGCAGCTTCCATGATTTCTCTATCGGTATGAGCTAGATACCCAAAACTATCATTTTTTAAGAACGGCATTGCTTGAGCAAATAGAGCTACTCTCTCTATTACCGCTTTTCTTATGAGATCATCGGTTCTGATGGCTTTTTCAGCTTCAAGCTCCTTTTTAGTTGCCGCCCAAGCTTTCTCTACGTGATCTAGTTTTGTCTCAAGAGTTATTAATTTATTTTCTAATAAATTCTTTTCAGCTGTTATTGCGTCTAGCCTTAATTGTAGCTCTCCGCTATCATTTTTTGTTTCTGCCTTGTCATTAGACATACTAACCTCATTTTGATTGTTAATTTCGAATACTTCTTTTAACTGTGCGGCATTATCAAATCTGAATCTGGCATCACGACCCGCTCTACCTTGCGGTACTGCGGCTAAATGGTTATAAACAGGATTTAACTGCCGATAATCGTATTTCTCACCTTTATACACCCCTTTTTCCTGTACTAGCTCTACTTCATATCCATAAGAAAGCTCCGTAAGGCTACCGCTTAATATTTGGTCTATAACGTCTTTATGAGTAACCGTGATTGAAGTAATAATTTTATCATCGATTATGTCATATCTCTCACCCGTGTAGCCGACCTGATATTTTGCAGCGTTGCTGGAATCAACAAACTCTGGTGGGTGATTAGCGGTTACTGGTATCATCTTAAGAGTATCTAAACTCTCTTTTTTAAAAATGTCGTCTGGATGTCTAAGTTCTCTTCGCACGCTCCCGTCTAGGTTTAAATACTCAAAAACTCCAGCACGAGATGCTACGACTTCACCTTGTAAATAACCGTCTTTGGTCTTTTTAACCTTAGGAAATTTGACAGTATCAAATCTAAAACTTTTTTGATTTTTCATAGCAAATTATTAACGTTGACAAACTAATCTAGGCATGTAAAACTTGCTATTACAAAAAAAGGGCAAAAAAATAGCCATATATTAAGATTGCCGCATACTTTTTTTGTAAATACCAAGTCTTTAAGATGATTCGCTGCCCTCCAAGACTGCCCATCATCTTAAAGACCGATTTTCGGTCTATTTTTTCTTTTTACCTCTTTAACTTCCGACTAACGCCTTTATCCTCATATATTAATTATTGCAACAGAAGTACAACGGCATAAAATATCTTGCCCAGGATGTAACAGGACAGCTTTTACCCCATCACGCTTTTTCCATTTCTGTTCTTCTTTATCCTTATAAATATTAGCATCCTTCCAGCTACATATTTTATCTTCTAGCACCTCGTGAGAATGCCTGACCCTTTCATCACGAGAAGTTAACCATCTATACTCGGTAATACCTAAACTTAGGTTACGCTGACGAGTTAAACTCCCATTAAATTTAGATATCTGATCTCGCGCTATAATCCTTGCCCTATTTTTAGATACTTTAAAAGCCTTCTCTAATTCTTCAGCTAAAGTTCTATAGCTATACCCTATTCTAACGGAATTAAAAACCGCCTCTTCTACTTTTCCTAAAAGATTACTAGGTATGGTTTTAATCAATCTAGTATTCTCTGCTATCCACATTTTTAATTCATTATCAATGTGAATATTCTTTAAGGTAAACTCACTTACTCTTAATGAAGATTTTATATTACTTGATGAATTAAAAAAAGCCTTTTCGTGAAATTGATTAACGCTAATAGCAATATTTAATAACTTAGATAAAAGCTTTTTTGTTTCAAACTCTATTTTCCAGCTTAAAAATTCTAAAAACCTTTTGAAATCATCGTTGAAATCATCGTTTTTTCTTAAGAATTTATATTCATTATTACTCTGCAGGAAAGAATATAAGTCATTTTTTACCAAACTATTAACTCCTCTGGTAAAAGTTAGTAGTTTTTTTTCATAAAATTTTTCCCAAAAAATTGGATAAGCAATTTTTAATCCTTGTTTTACCATTGTTATTCAGTTTTTTATAGCATTTGCTTCGCTTGGGGCTTGGTCTGTTACAATATCGATATCCAGTTCTTTTTGAATTATCTGTAAAGCATCGACGCAATATTCTATATTATTTTTTACACTGATTTTTCTTTCGTTATCAATTATGGAAGGTTGATTTGTTAATCGTTTTATATAATCCATAATTATCAATTGAAAATCTAAAGTTAGTAAATCAATCCTATTTCTAAACTCAACTTGATCATTAATTAAATCTTCTATTTTCATTTAAACCTCTTTTTATTCATATTAATTATTATTTGTAGGAATATAAGTAGCTAAGAATTCCCTGATTTTAGTTATGTCATCTTCTAATTCTGACAATGATAATTCTGCAGCGTTTTTTAATTCTATAAGTCTTGAACTATTTAAATCTACATCACTACTAAATATCTGACTTGCCCAGTTACGCAGAGAATTAGCATCAGACATAAACCAGTTAAGATAATTAAGTGCTTCTGGATTCATCGGTTTTATTACTGGTTCTGGGGTTGGGTCTATGTTGTAAGTACTTTTACTCATTTAATTTGCTCCTTTTTCTAATGATTCTATTTTTTTTGAAAGTTCCTGAATTGCTAAAATAGTATAACACAATAAACTATCGTATTTAATACCTATTATATCCCCTTTTTTCTGGTTCTTTACTTTTATATATTGCTGTTCATCTACTTTAGGGGTGTAATTTTTTATAGATTCTTTTATTTCTTTTTTATTAATTTTATCAAATTCTATTGTTTTAAAATTATCTGTGCAATTATCAAATAATTCCTCTACTTCTTCTGAAAGTAAACCTAAATGAAGTTGTTTATTTTTAAAATATTTTCTAGTTTTAGTTTTTTCGTTATCATTATCTAAGATAGGCGTTTTTAACGCATAGCTATAAATATTAAGTTTATTTAAACGTTCTAGATAGTTCTTATGTTCTTTTTTTCTAATGCTATGTTTTTTCTTCTTAGAACTAGAAGTAACCAAACTACCACTAGATGATATATAAGATTGCCAACTTGATTGTGGGTCGTTGTCCTCATCAGTAAAAATAAAACCTAAATCATCAAAAGTCTGGATAGTTTGAATATAATCTCCATTCATAGCAATAGAAGCTGTCTCATTATTTGAATTTGTTTCTATTATAGCAGATGTCTTAGAGTTTCTAACATAAGCTCCTCTTAAATCTAAATAAGCACTACTAGCCCGCATGTATATTTGATAACCAGATTCAAAACTTGTAATTTTATAGTTTGCATTTAAAGAATACGCATTATTTATACTGTTATTACTCATGCTGAAAGGACTACTAACAACTATAGCACTAGCATTATAAGTAGAGAGATTATTAGCTTTTAATGTTCCAGTAGTAGCATTAATATTCCCAGTTGTTATAATATCATTTGAATAACAATCAATTAAGCCGTTACTATTGATTTTCATTCTTACTGTTGAATTTGTACCGAATTTTAAACTTAAAGTAGGACCAGCCCAGACATATCCCTCAGAAGTAGAATTATTTAAACCAAATTCTACACCATAACTAGTATTTTGATTAAAAACGCTAAACCCAGTAGCAGTAGCCGAATTATTAGAATTATATATACAAAAATCAGTATTATTTAAAAATGATGTATATAGGTTATAAGGTAATGATATAGTAGGAGAAACAGAAGACCATATACCATCACCTCTTAAATATAAAGAACTATTTGTTGGATAGCCTGATAATGAACTAATCGGTACAGTTCCAAGACTAATAATAGGATCTCCGCTTACTCCATTGCTATTAGTAATATTTAATCCTGTACCAACGCTTATAGAACGAGTAGCAAAAGTATTAGTACCAGTTCTTGCCATTATCCCAGTCGTAGACAAATTTGATAAAGCAGATAATTGAGCGGTAATCAAGCTATCGGCATATCCTTTTGTTGCAACACTAGAATTAGTTGTTGGAGATAAGGCATTAATTATCTCATTATTTTGCATATCAATAGTAGTACCGAAATAAGTACGAAGTAGTGAACCATAAGTTTGTATTTTAAAAGGGTACTGAAAACCATTTGCCGCATGATAAAAATTTATCTCATATGTTCCACTAGGAGAAGAACCAAAACCTGGTTTATAAACAGTTAACCATCTTCTATAAGTACTACCGCTTCCAGACTGAACTATATGTACAAAATGAGGTGGAGGGTTTGAATCTTCTAAAGTGTGATAATTACTATATTCAGCAAACGAACCATTATTAGACCAATCAAAACTAAGAGTAGAACCTACCATCGTTTGATAGTTATTTAAAGTGGTAGCAATTGAACTACTACCACTTCCAGTAATTGCACCAGTTAAAGTTAGACTAGTTATTGGAGGGTTACCTGCTGTTATACTGGTTAATTGCCCTTGAGCGTTAACTGTTAAACTAGAAGGATAAGGGTATGTACCGCTAGTTACTGCTGTATTGCTTATACCGATAGTAGGGTTTCCAGATATACCATCATTATTAGCAATAGTTATTCCCTGACCGGCTGCTAAATTTCTACCAACGTAATTATTACTCCCTGTTTTTATCATTAATCCTGTTGCAGCAAAATTTGATAAAGCTTGCAACTCTAAACTTAAAGTTAGATTAATAGTACCGCTACTTGTAACAGGTGAACCAGTAACACTTAAACCGTTATTTGCAGTTATACCAACCGAACTAACTGTTCCACTACTTCCGCCTAACGCGATCCAACTAGTGCCGTTATAAATCTCAAACAGTCCTAAAGTAGTATTAAATCTTATCATACCTACTTCTGCAAGAGTAGGTCTTTCGGAAGTATTACCAACTGGAATTTTTATTGCTGTTTTATCTAAAAATTTTACTGGTTTATTAAAAGTAAAATTACTGTAATCATATTCAAATATTGGATTTTTATAATCCCATCCCCAGCTTTGAGTAAAAAATGTACTAATTGTTCTTTTTACATCGTACAACCCAAATTTCTTAGGAAACCTATAATAGTCATCTCCGCTATCTTCATTATGGAAATCACACTCAAATACAAACCCTTTATATACTGGAGTAGGATTTGGTATTGGTGCAACATGATATTTATTTTGATATCCAAAGATACCAATATGGAGCGGAGCTAAAGGTGAATCATATCCAAGATGATCTCCTCCACTATCCCAAGCAAATAAACGGAGTCCTGCACTTGACCTATGGCTACTATTTCTCCCGTTTGAATCAAACCATAATGTACTATAACCCCTATCATCTGAGTTATATCCTGATGGATATCTAAACTCAAAATCACCTACTGCATTATGTCCCTCATCGTTTAAATCAGCGGATTTATATGTATTTTTTATATTTAAACTTTGACCTCTAATATAATCACCATAAGCTTTACCAGAGGCGGCTAATCCCAAAAATCCTAATATTGTCCCAAGTATAGTAAGTGATTGTACACCAGCTAAAGCCGCTATTTGAGCTTCTATTT